CATGACAAAGAAAGATATCGAAGCAATCAAAGACCCGTCCGAGAGACAGGCTGCAATCGCTCAGAATATCCAGTTATTCCAGTGATTTTTACACCGACTATACACCAGAGTATAGCCGCTAACCCAATACCTTAACAATTATGAGTAGAAAGGATTTTTTTATATGGCAGCAAAAGATAATCTTATTATGACAAATGATATCCAGGTCACAGCACGTGAAATTGACTTTGTAACCAGATTTGAAAGAAACTGGCAGCACTTACGTGACATTCTGGGCATCATGAGACCTATCAAAAAACAGCCGGGTGCTGTACTCAAGTCCAAATATGCAGAGGGCACTTTACAGAGCGGAAATGTTGGTGAGGGTGAGGAAATCCCTTACAGCAAGTTTACCGTAAAAGAAAAGACCTATGCAGAAATGACTATCAAGAAATACGCAAAGGCTGTATCTATCGAAGCGATCAAGGATCACGGTTATGAGAACGCTGTTCAGATGACCGATGATGAATTCCTTTTCCAGCTTCAGACTGACGTTACCGGCAGATTCTATGATTATCTGAAAACCGGTACACTTACTTCCACAGAAACAACATTCCAGATGGCTCTGGCAATGGCTAAAGGCCGTGTTGAGAACAAATTCAAACAAATGCACAGAAACGTGACTGGCGTTGTTGGATTCGTGAACATTCTGGACGTATATGAATACCTTGGAGCGGCTGAGATCACTATTCAGAACCAGTTCGGATTCCAGTACATGAAAGATTTCATGGGCTTTAATACCATCTTCCTGTTATCTGACAGTGAAATTCCAAGAGGACAGGTTATTGCAACTCCTGTTGAGAACATCGTCCTGTACTATGTTGACCCGAACGAATCTGACTTTGCGAGAGCAGGTCTGGTGTATACCGTTTCCGGCGAAACAAACCTGATTGGATTCCATACGCAGGGCAACTACCACACAGCAGTGTCCGAAGCGTTCGCAGTTATGGGGCTTACTCTTTTTGCAGAGTACATTGATGCAATCGCAGTAATTACCATTGACGAAACACCAACGCTCGGCACTCTGACAGTAACATCTGCGGCAGGAACAGCAACTGGTGATACAAAAATCACTGTAAATCCGGCTAAGGAAAATGCCGACAATGTGTATAAATACAAAGTTGCAGCAGATGCAGTAACTGTTGGATATGGACAGAATCTCAGAAACTGGAGCACTTGGGATGGAAAAGCTGATATCACAGCGGCAACCGGACAGAAGATCACAGTGGTTGAGTGTGATGGAACATATAAAGCACTGAACGCCGGAAGTGCAAGCGTAACAGCGAAATCATAAACGTAGGAGGTAACTGGCATGGCTTATGCAGATTATGAATTTTACACAACTTCATATTTCGGTTCAGTTGTGCCAGAAACCGATTTTCCACGACTGGCAGAAAGAGCCAGTGATTTTGTGGACACAATGACATTTGACAGGTTGGTGGACGGACTGCCGACAAACGAACGCTCACAGAAGCGTATCAAAAAGGCGGTCTGTTCATTGGCTGAATTAATGTATCAGATTGAGCTTGCTGAAAAGAATGCTACCAATGCCGCCGCTAGTGGAGCATCAACCACAATCGGGTCCGGTGGTAGCGCTACAGGCGTTGTAACATCTGTATCATCTGGCAGTGAATCCATCTCTTATGCAACACCTCAACAGATCGGAGCAAGTGCAAAGGAATGGAGTGCGGTGTATGCCGCCGCCGGAGATGTACAGAAAACGAATGATTTACTTTACAAGACGGCTTTGCCGCTTCTGATGGGAGTAATGACAGACGATGGCATACCAATTTTAAATGCGGGGGTGTGAGTATGAAATATGTACGAATAAAACCGACTATAGTTGAAGCTATTCAGTGTTTTGCTACTTCTGAGAGCATCGCTCAAATTGAAAAGTTTGTTGGCAATTCGGTAAAAATTGTTAATAACTTCAGAACCCCGTGCATTAGAGTTTCATCATATCCTAATTTATTCAAAGATGACGAAAGATGCGGTGCAGCATTCATGGAACCTGGTGATTACATCTTGCGTGATGAAGAAGGATATTTCGATACAATGGCAAAGGATAAGTTTGAAGAAGAATTTAAGGAGGTATCTGAATAATGGACATTTCAACACTTGGCTCATGTATAGCAATCGTTATGATATGCTACATCGTGGGAATGGGCTGTAAAGCATCAAAAAGAATCCCTGATGAATGGATCCCCGTGGTCATGGCGGTTATTGGTGGGATTCTTGGAGCAGTCGGAATGGGAGTTATCCCGGATTTCCCGGCAACGGATTATATCACGGCGGTTGCAGTCGGTATGTTTAATGGATTATCGGCTACTGGCGTGAATCAGGTTATTAAGCAGACAATGCAGAAAGAATAATTAAGGAGAGGATATCATGTATTCGTCTAAAATTACACTTTTCAACTATTACGAAAGTGCCACAACTGGAGATGCGTACTGGTATCCTCATGTACTATCTGGTGTTGACCTCATTACGGACAAAGGAGCAATCCTCAAGAAGTACGGACCAGACGCAACAGACAACGCACAGTTACACATCCGCTATGACGTCCAGAACGGTGATATAACCATTGCTGACAGGGATGGTAAGATTCTTCCATGGGTACCGCCTAAAGAGTGGAAGCAGCAGATTAACAACGCTCTGGAGGATACTATCACATTCTCAGATGAATCGTTCTTCTGGGAGGGTGAGTGGACTGGTGGAACAGTCACTGAAAGTGATTACCGAAATGGATTCTATCAGTACATGAATGAGAATAAGGATAACGTGTTCAAGATTACCAGTGTAGGTGGTCCATATACACTGATTCCACATTTTGAGATTCTGGGTAAGTAATATGAGCAAGATTCATCATTTCAAAGGATTCTCCGTAGTTGATGGAGATATGAAAATTAAACTGAATATGGATAGATTCTCCAAACAGTATCAAGAAGCTCAGTATCTCCTTGACGGAATGGTAATGGACAGCATGGTTCCATTCATGCCAATGATTTCAGGAGATTTTATCGATAAGACAAGGGCAAGAAGCTCCTCTATGCAAGGCACAGGCTTTGTTTGTGCGGCGGCAGAGCCTTATGGCAGATTCCTCTATATGGGAAAAACGATGGTGGACGAGCTGACCGGAAGTCCTTACGCTCGGCAGTATGCGAAGAAAGTCCTTGTCAGTCAGTTTTCTGGTCAGACAGCCGCAAAGGAGAATCTTGAATACACCAAACAGGCACACCCACGGGCACAGGCAAAGTGGTTCGATGCCGCTAAACGACAATACGGCAGTACATGGATTCGCAAAGTAAAAGCACAGGCAGGAGGTGGCAGACATGGCAGATAAGCCAATTGGCAAAGATGCAACCGGATATGAGATTCTGACAGATGCCATGAAAGCACTTCTGAACCAGTATCCAGGGCTATACGAAAGTGAAACAATCAAATTTGAGGAACTTGGCAAGGAATCGGGAATTGCATTCTCAGCAGATAACGGAGCTTTGATCTATTCAGAAAAGGAAGATGTGTGCGGAGTAATGCATCAGGTGTGCCAGTACCCCTTTTATGTGGTATATCGCACAGCATCTGACAAAGAACGGCAGAAGTTATCTGTTCAGAAATTCCTGGATAATCTCGGTAAATGGATATGTCGAGAACCAGTTATCATAAATGGCTCTGAGACACGCTTAAACACGTTTCCTGAGCTTTCACAGGGACGAGTGATAAAACGCATCACCCGTGACAACTCCTATGGTTTAGAGCCACAGGAGAGCGGTGTGCAGGACTGGCTATTGCCATTGGCAGTACGCTATGAAAACACTTATGAAGTAGTATAACAAGTAACAACCGGCTATCAATTGGAGATAGTCGCTAACCTACACAGCCTTTTGAAAATTATAGGCAGAAAGGACATTTCTATGGCAGTTACAGGCAAGATTGACCGTAAATATATGGCTCATTATATCGATGCAGGTTCCCTCTGTGGGGGACTGACACCGAAATATGAGCGTCTTGGAAAGGACCTGGAAGAGTATAACGTAGAACTCAATCCAGACACTGAAACATCTAAAAACATTCTCGGAGAATCCACATTTAAACATAACGGCTACGAAGTTTCTTCTGATGCTGATCCGTTCTATGCAGACACTACTTCCGATCTGTTCACAGCATTACAGAAGATTGTAGATGGACGTCTCAAAGACGACAACCTCAAAACAAAAGCAGTTGAGGTTCATCTCTGGACAGAAGCCACAGCAGGCAAGTATGAAGCGTATCAGCAGGATTGTTACGTTGTGCCGACCTCCTACGGCGGTGACACATCTGGTTATCAGATTCCATTTACCGTGAACTATGTTGGTGAACGTGTAAAAGGAAAATTTGATATCAGTTCCGGTACATTCACAGCCGACAGCGAATAAGCACATATGCAAGGAGGGCACGCCAAATGGCAAAAATAATTAACACCAAAATCGATGATGGAATTCTCATTTTCACATTCACGAATAACGAAGACGAAGTCTTTTCTTCTTTTAAGTTAAACCCGACGGACATTAATGTAGCAGCACGTGCAGAGGAACTGACAGAATACTTTGGGCAGCTTAAAGAATCTATTCAGAAAGTCACATCCGGTAAGGAAATGGCAGAGCTGAATAAACAGATTGAGGACAAAATTAACTATCTGCTCGGATATGAAGCATCAAAAGACCTGTTCAAAGAGCCGATCACGGCAACCACTGTATTCGGTAATGGTCAGGTGTTTGCTTATATCGTACTTGATAAGATCGCAGAAGCAATTGCACCGGAAATCGAAAAGAGGAAAAAGAAAATGCAAGCAGCGGTCAATAAGTATACGGAGAAGTATACAAAATGACCGCCTATGAGTTACCCACCTCGCTTAACATAAGTGGGGTGGATTTTTCTATTAGAACCGATTTTCGTGCGATCATTGATATTCTCATAGCCATGAACGACCCGGAGCTGGATGAATACGGAAAGATGGAGGTAATGCTGAAAATTCTGTATGAGGACTGGCAAAGTATACCGTCTGACTACCTGGACGAGGCCTGTCAGAAAGCATCGGAGTTCATTGACTGCGGACAGTTGGACGATAATCCGAACCACCCAAAGCCCCGTTTGATGGACTGGGAACAGGATGGAGACATGATCGTGCCGGCTGTAAACAAGGTTGCTGGTAAAGAAATCAGATCAGTACCTTATATGCACTGGTGGACATTCTTTGGATATTTCATGGAGTCTGGAGAGTGCCTGTTCAATACGGTTGTTGGAATCCGGTCAAAAAAGGCAAAAGGTGAACGGTTGGACAAATGGGAAAAGAAATTCTGTCAGGAAAACAAGAACATTATTGATATAAAAACACGTCTCAGCGATGAGGAGCAAGCTTATAAAGATAAGTTGAATGAGATGTTGAACCTCAAATAGTTAGGAGGTGGACACATGGCTGCTGATGGCTCAGTCATTATTGATACCAGGATGGATACAAACGGTGTCCAAAAAGGCGTATCAGCTATAAAACAGTCATTTAACGGCCTTGGAAGTGCTGTAAAAAAAATCGGTCTGCTGATTGGCGGAGCGTTTGCAGTTGGCAAGTTAGTGCAGTTCGGAAAAGAGTGTGTGGAACTTGGCTCTGATCTGGCAGAAGTGCAGAATGTGGTCGATGTCACATTTACCACCATGTCCGACAAGGTCAATGAATTTGCAAAGAATGCCATGACCTCTGCCGGGCTGTCAGAAACCATGGCAAAACGGTATGTCGGTACGTTCGGAGCAATGTCTAAGTCGTTCGGTTTCTCTGAAGCACAGGCTTACGACATGTCAACAGCTCTGACACAGCTGACTGGTGATGTGGCATCATTTTATAACATTTCGCAAGACCTGGCTTACATCAAGCTGAAATCGGTGTTTACAGGTGAAACGGAAACATTGAAAGATCTTGGCGTGGTAATGAGCCAGTCGGCACTTGATCAATATGCACTTGCCAATGGCTACGGAAAAACCACATCTGAAATGACAGAACAGGAAAAAGTGGCTCTCCGTCTGGCTTTTGTGCAGAAGCAGCTATCTGCCGCATCTGGAGACTTCATCCGTACTTCTGACAGCTGGGCAAACCAGGTCAGAGTTATGCAGTTACAGTTACAGTCTCTCAAGGCAACAGTTGGGCAGGGATTGATTAATATTTTTACGCCTATACTGAAAGTAATTAATATCTTGCTCGGTAAGCTGGCAACTCTGGCAAATGCGTTCAAGTCATTCACGGAGTTAATCACTGGCAAGAAATCTTCTGGCAGCACAAGCTCGAGCGGCGCAGGTCTCACAGGTGATGTAAGCGGCGTGCAGGATACGGCAGATGCTTACGGACAGGCAGCGGACAACGCCGGCAAGCTAGCAGATTCTACGGAAGATGTGGCTGACGCCACAAAAGATGCGGCAAAAGCGGCAAAAGGATATCTTAGTCCACTTGATGAGATTAATCGGTATTCTACACAGGATGCATCATCAACAGCAAGCAAAACTCCGTCGACATCCGGTAGTGGCAGTGGCGGCGGCGGAACATCTCTTCCGAGTGCGGTCAGCAACGTAGATTACGGGAAGATGGCGGAGGGTGAAACTGCTCTGGATAAAATTAGCAAATCAGCCGAGAAACTTGCAAAGCTCCTTAAAAAGCTTTGGAAACCGTTCCAGGACGCATGGAAAAAAGAGGGCAAGAACACCATTGACGCGGCACAGATTGCCCTGTCGGGAATTGCAAAGCTCGCTAAGAGTGTAGGCAGGAGTCTTGTGGAAGTCTGGACAAATGGCACAGGTACGACAATGCTTACAACCATGCTGAGGATTGCTCAGAATGTACTTAAAACCATTGGGGATATTGCATCCGGCTTTGCCGATGCGTGGAATAAGAACAATGTCGGAACACAGATTATCCAGAATATTGCAGATGCTCTTGTGGTAGTCATGCAGTTTGTTGAGAGGATTGCCGCAGATACGGCAACATGGGCGGCAAATTTGGACTTCTATCCATTGTTGGAATCTATTAGCAATTTGACGAGTGCATTTGCACCAATTCTGGAATCTATCGGAAATGTTCTTGAATGGATTTACAAAAATATTGTTCTTCCGATGTTGACATGGGTTATTGAGGTAGGGCTTCCGACAGTGATTAATTTAGTGTCAAAAGTAGCTACGTTTCTTGCCGATCATCAGCCGATAGTTGAAGCGTTCGGTGCGGCCCTGATCGGGGCGTTCGCGGCGGCGAAGATTGCAGGATTGGCGTCGAGAGTTATTAAGAGCGTGTCTGGGATAGCTATGGCCGCAAAGGGGCTTATCGCACTAATGACTGGTACGGGTGGCATCATGGGTGGTATCAAAGCTATTGCAACAGCTATCGGACCAGGTGGAGTCTTTGTCCTTGCGGTCAGCGCAGTTATAGCAATCGGCGTTTTGCTATACAAGAACTGGGACAAAATCAAAGAAATGGCTGGAAAGGTATGGGATTGGATTTCTAATAAAACAAGACGTTTTGTTGAGGATATTGGAAAGAAACTCAGAGGCCTAGCTACCAAAATGACGACCATCTGGGGAAACATAAAGGCCAGTGCACATCAGAAATGGAATGCTATATGGTCTACCGTTAGTGGTTTTGTTGAAAGAATCAAGAACGCTATTGTTGATAAATTCACATCCGCTAAGAACACTGTAGTCAATGTATTCAATGGAATGAGAGATGCTATTAGGTCTGTTCTGAACAATATTATAAGCGTTGTAAATGGCGCTATCAGTAAGGTAAATGGGGTTATTAGTGCGGTTGAATCCGCATTCTCGTTCGGGCCTTGGAAAGTACCGACTCCATTCGGCTCAAAGACCATAGGATTTAAAGCTACTTTTCCACGTATTCCGACTGTTCCATATCTGGCAAAAGGTGCGGTTATTCCACCTCGAAGTGAGTTCCTTGCAGTTCTGGGCGATCAGAAACAGGGCAATAACATCGAGACACCGGAAGCTTTACTCAGAAAGATTGTCCGGGAAGAAACAGCAGGGCGACAGACAGGTGGCGGAAGTTACCGATTTACGGCGCAGATCAATCGCAGGACGCTGTTTGACGAAATGATGAAAGAAGCGCAGATGAGACGAGATACAAGCGGTAGAAACCCATTTGAGATGGCATAGAAAGGAGGGCGTTATGGAAAAGTACAAAATCAACGGAACGATAATTTGGCAACCGGACAAAGACCTTGCGCTCTCCTTTGCCACGACTTATACGGAATCAAGCCAGAGGACACAGTATGGTGTAGGATACTTTACACCGATGTTTACTGTAGAACAATATACGTACAAGGCCAGTGATATCCCGATGACAGAAGCAACTAAGATTTTACAGATGGTAGCGAAAGGATATAAATTTACGCTACATTATTTCTCGCCGTATTACGGGGCTTGGCGTGATGCACCGTTCTATGTGGGACAGACACAGAACATAGCTATCGGGGAACTGTCGGACGATAGAAAGATTTTATCGTCATTGGAATTTAACATGACGGGGGTGAATCCACTGTGATTAACGTAAGCAATGCATTTAGACAAAAACTTGAAGCTGGCGAGCCAGTCAGGATGGCGGTGGACATCACATTTCCTGACGGAACAAAAAAGACTATTGATAAGGATATCATGAACGGCGACAACGGGTTTTCCGACTGCTCGGAAAGCAGCAGTTTTCCGGTCGGCGCTACTATCTGTAAAACGCTGACGCTGAGTATTAATAACGATCAGGAGCAGTGGAAGAACTACAACTTTTACGGAGCTAAGATTCATGCTTATCTGAAGCTTCAGACGTCGTATGCGGCGCCGGAATCTGTAAGCACACTGTTAGATGAAAGTTATAACCCGATTCTAGACAGCACCGGTGACCCTATCATCGCAACACAGGCAGCCACAAAAGACATCATTGAAACCATTGACAAGGGGGTCTATACAGTCACTACGCCGGAACAGTATTCGGATATCATCAATGTTACTGCTCTGGATGATATGTACAAGGCGAATAAGGTATATACCAGCGGATTGAAATTACCACAGTCGCTCATCAACCTTGTCAGAGATGCTTGCAAGACTGTCGGCATAGGTATGAATCTAACTATGGACCATGGCGATATTATAATAAGAAGTATTCCGGACAGTATGACGTTTCGTCAGTTGTTCGGGTATGCGGCTATGGTTGAGTCTGCGAACGCCCGAATTGATTATTTCGGGAATCTACAGTTTGTGAAATGGGATTTTGAAAAAATGGAATCTGACAATGCTGCGACCGTGGACGCAGATGGGTTTATTCATTTCGGCGATGCTAGCCCGTCTATTGATACCGACGGCTTTGCTTCTCTGCCAGGATGGACTATTAATGCAGAGGGGTTCCTGGCTCTCACATCCGGCCCAGGCAGTGACGTTCAGAGATTGATGGCCTATGCGAACCCACCTACGCTTTCCAGTGATGATATAGTCATAACTGGAATCAAGATAACGAACGGGCAGTCAGACGGCGATACTGATGCTGATTATTCTGGCATGTACGGAGAAGAGGGATATGTCCTCGAGCTTGAGAACGAACTGATTGATGCCGACCAGCTTCAGACGGTGGCGAATATCATTGGCGAACAGATTGTAGGGGCACGATTCCGGAATCTTGAGGGTGATCTGGTGTACAACCCGTTCGTCGAGTTTGGCGACATGGTGTACACTTACGACCGATTAGGGAACAAGTATCTTACTCCTCTGACAGATGTATCAGGTAACGTGGGCGGCCTGACTACAGTTAAGACACAGGCCGATGATCCGATCAGGGGAAGCAGCGACTTTTACGGGAATAGCACAAAAGCTATAGTTGCGGCACGTCAGATGGTACAAAAAGAAACATCCGCAAGAGAAGAGGCTATACAGAGATTAGCTGAAACGCTCAACTCCTCGAGCGGTCTGTATATGACACAAGAGCCGCAGCAGGACGGTAGTATCATATACTATATGCACAACAAAGCAACCATGGCAGAATCCAACATAATCTGGAAGCTGACAGCAGAAGCATTTGCCGTGTCGATTGATGGCGGAAAAACGTATCCTTACGGCTTTGCGGTAACTGGCGAATTAATAACCAGACTGCTCTATGCAGAGGGCATCAATGCTGATTATATCAACGCTGGAACGCTCATCGTAAGAGATAAGAGTGAAAAAGTGATATTTGAGGCAGATATGGATACCGGGTCAGTTACTCTTGATGGGAGTTACGTGACCATCGGCGGCAAGCCACTTGATGAAAAGATTGAAGATGTTGAGAACATGGCAGCTCTGGCCAGAAACATGACCATGCAGCTTGATAATGACTATCAGGGAATCCCGGTTGATAGCGACGGTAACTATGCAGAGTTCCCGGAGTGCGCCACAACGGCGACCGTCATGTACGGCACACAGGACATTACGGATAACTGCACGTATACGATTACGACGTCTCAGAACATACAGGGAAACTGGAATAAGGAGACTAAGACATACACTGTCACCGGACTGACCGCAGACAGCGGATGGGTGAACATCAAAGCCGCATATCTGAATAACCTTGTCGTATCGAAACAGTTCTCACTTGCGAAACAGTACGCCGGACCGCAGGGAATCCCGGGCGTCGGAACAGATGGAAAGACAACGTATCTGCATATCCGGTACGCACCGGTACAGAACCCGACAGCGGCACAGATGAGTAAGACACCTGACAAGTACATCGGAACTTATACGGACTTTTCTGGCGTTGACAGCGCAGACCCGAGCAAGTACACGTGGGCGAAATTCGAGGGCGACCAGGGCGTGCCGGGAACACCGGGAGCGAACGGAAAAACACCATACTTTCATATCGCATACGCCAACAGTGCGGATGGAAAAACCGGCTTCTCTGTGGATGATAGCGTCAATAAGCTGTATATCGGGCAGTACACCGATTACACGCCGAATGACAGCACTGACCCAACCAAGTACAGTTGGACGAAAATCAAAGGTGAGCAGGGAAGTGCCGGAAGGACTTACTTCTTCCAGAGTAATGCAGATGTGTTGCTGATGGGTGCAGACAAAAAAATAACACCGGCGCCGCTCATTGTGGATTCGTTCTACAGGGATGGAAACGGCGAAGTTGCACAGTCGCAAAAGGGATGGTGGAAACTGGAAAAATCCACCGACAACGGCGCTACATGGTCATCGCTCACGGTATCACAGACTGCGGCACTTGACCGGTTGAGTATTAATGTCAATAACCTGTCACTCAAGGCTCACAACATGCTCAAGGTTTCGCTGTATTTTGACCAAGCAAAAACGAAGCTTGCAGACTATCAGACGTTTTCCGTGGCGGTTGATGTGGCATCTCTGACGCAGGAACAGATAGTTGATATCCTATCAGACGGCGGAAAGTTCAAGGGTCTGTATTATGGCAAGGATGAGAGTGGAAACGCGACGCTGTATATTTCGTTCAATGCCGCAAAAGGTGGAACACTTGCACTCGGCGGACAGAATGACGGAAACGGCTTGGTGAAAATATACGATAGCAGTGGAAATTTGATTTTAACCATTGGGCAAAATGGAATAGAAACCAGAGCAACGACGCTGACTAACAAAAATGCAAAGGGTAAAATTGCATTTAACAAGAAAGGCTTGACATTTGTTCAGGATATAGCGGGCGGTGGTACAAGTTCAGGCAACGACTTGTATCTTGAAAAAAGCATAATTTCATTTGATTCACTTGCTAACGTCATAGGTGAGCTCGACAAGCTAACAGTTAGGGGAGATGCAAAAGCAGAAGGCAGACTCCTTTTTTACGACTATGAAAATCAAAGCAAAAAAGCGAGCGGAGCGAAAGCGGTAACAAGACAGCCTGTAGCGTCTATTACTGCCGACACTAATCGAGTAGCTTTTTTGAGTTCTGACTATCACGCAAATGGATATGGAGCCGGTACCGAACATGGTAGTTACCGCCTTGGCGTAAAAGCACAGTGGGGCGGCAGTTCTTATGAAACACATTATATTTATTCGAACCTGGCTGTTTCCGACATCCGTCTAAAGGAGAACATCAAAAACAGCGAAACAGACGCACTCGAAACGGTCAATCGCATGAAAGTCCGTCAGTTCGACTGGAAAGAGCGGATGGGCGGATGGCATCAGGATATCGGTTTTGTGGCGGATGAACTGGAAGAAATCGACCCGAACTTGGCACTGGGCGGCGGATATGATGAAAACGGCGAGATGGACATTAAGCAGATTAATAGTCCGTACTTGCTGAACTACGCAATCAAAGCCATTCAGGAACTTAGCGCAAAGGTTGATGAGCAAGAGAAACGTATTAAGGAATTAGAAAGGAGATTACAAAATGGCAAAATTTAATGAGTACACACAGAAAGCAACACCGGAAGATGCAGATACATTGATGATTTATGATGCGGCGGCGAAGGCAAACAAGCTTTCACCGTTCAGCGGAATCTGGAACTGGATTGTCAGGAAACTGACCAATGCAGTCATCAGCAACTTGCAGACATCGAATAAAAGTGTTATCGGGGCGCTTAATGAATTAAATAGTAAGGCAGTGACAGGTAAAATTCCGCAGTTCTACAGCAATATTGATAAAATAAATGGTGCCTCAATTATAGTTGCAACAGAACGAAGTGAAGGCACTCTTCCTAAAAAAAATAGGAGGAAACAGGTATATGATAATTACAGATGCTAGTTTTAGCGAAAGCGGACTGACATATGCAGTTCAATTTGCTATCGGCTTCGGATCATCTACTATCGCAATTAGGAATTGCAATTATACAGCTGCTGGAAACGGAAAGTATAGCGAATGGAGATATATTTAATTTCATAATCACTTTACGATTCCAAATTAAATAGTAAGGTCTTCATTAAAACTCAAAATCTTTCAACGTTTTCTATAAATATTAAGCTTAATAAGAACACCTATACATCGTTTATCATGTACGGAGCGACTTCACAAAATAATGGATTTATGTACATTGTCTTTATTGATGTTGTATCGGCAAAACGGGCAGTAAATTTTATTAAAATTGCAGACTTTGTGGCAGGCAGGACTTTTTCAGGTACATACAGTGATGACACATCTACATTGACGATAAACGCCAACGATACCATATGGGGAGGCATTAAGTTGCTGATGTTTAAAGAGGAAAATTATTAAGTTGTTTCAATCGTAAATGGTTCGTAAGAATTCCTCTTCGTATTCCCATTTAGTTCATTAAAAATTTCATAAAAAGCTACCAATGGAGTGCCCGTTCCCCACGCGGGAACGTGGGTTAAAATGTGAAAGGAGTTGATAGAATTGGAGATTAAAGGAATTGACGTATCATCCAATCAGGGAAAACCGGACTGGTCGAAAGTAGCTAAATCCGGTATTAAATTCGCAATCTTGAGAGTGCATCAGAAAACCGGCATTGATGGCTCATTCGAGTACAACTACAAAGGATGCAAGAGCAACGGAATCCTTATCGGCGGATACAAATATTCTTACGCCCTGACACCGGCACAGGCTATTGACGAAGCAGAGGATGTGATCGCCGCACTGAACGGACGTGGACTGGACTTTCCAGTATTCTACGACCTTGAGTGGTCTAATCAGCGAAAACTCGGCAAACAAGCTATTGAGAACATTGCAGTTGCATTTCTGACCAGAATGAAGAAAGCCGGTTATAAGGTTGGTATATACTGCAACATGGATTGGTACAATAACGTTCTAACTGATGAACTCAGAAAGTATGAGTGCTGGATTGCACGATATCCGGCGGATGATAATGGTTCTGTACAAGAAAGGTTACGTCCGTCTGTTGGTGTAGGCTGGCAGTATTCCAGCAAGGGAAAAGTATCTGGCATCAGCGGAAACGTTGATATGGATGTATTCTACAAGGACTATAGAGGAACGACACAGAAAGGAGAAACAACAATGGTAAAAATCAGTAACTGCGGACATGACGAAAATGGAAGATATGCAGGTGGGAAAGCAGGGGATCAGACCGGCACAGAATATCAGATCATGAACTGGTACAGTAGACCGTGGCTCTGCGTCCTGAGATTTGACGATTCTAAAATCGCAGCCATGATCGCAGATATGGCGACAAAAGCGGCGCGGAACAATCTCATCGGGTACGATCAGGGCACAGCCGGAAACAGCAATGACCGGTATTCGTTCTGGCAGCACTTAAAGGCAAGTAACTACGATCCGGCGCAGATCACGGTAGCTTGTGAATCTGATTGCAGTGCGAGCACAGCAGCTATCGTCAAAGGGGCTGGGTATCGCTTAAATAACGCAAAGCTCAAAGCGGTCAGTATCTATCTAACAACGCGAAACATGAGAGCCGCAATGAAAGCTGCCGGTGCGAAAGTATTGACGGACAGTAAGTATCTGACATCCGGTGACTATCTAAAGGCAGGAGATATCCTTCTGAATGATAACCACCACGTGGCTATCGCTGTTACCACCGGTGCAAAAGTAAGTACGCCTTCAACCACGCTCACCGGTACCTTCCAGACAAGGCTTCCAATTCTGAGAAAGGGCAGTTCCGGTACAGCAGTGGCAATGCTTCAGGCAATGTTGGGTGTAGAAGCTGACGGACAATTTGGGAATGACACATATGATTCCCTCAAAGTTTTCCAGAAAAATGTTGGCGTAAAGGCAAATGGAACTTGCGGCATTGATACCTGGAAGAGAGTGATTGAGCATATGAAAGCAAATACGAAATAACGTTCTGATTGATTTTTCCTTCAGAACAAGGTATACTATCAACAGCCGCACAGGGGTTGAACTTATGATGTAAAGCTTCCTGTGTGGCTACGCACAAGTGAAGAGTGCAGACTGATTCCACCGTGCATGAACGGAAGAGCTGTATGTCCCAATTCGGGGGCTGTTAGCAGCGGCGCGAGTGGACAGTCAAAGAAAGAGTTGGGCATAAAAACCCGACTCTCTTTTTTTACGTCAAATTACGATGTTATGAACAGATATAGATTTACACGGTTAGTCACAAATTAGTCACAAACAAAGTCTGAAAAACCGCATAAACAAAGGATTCTTGAAGATTTTCATTAAAATTAGATTAAAGAAAATGTTTTTGCGAAATCCCTTGTAAAATGCGGAAAAGCCAGTAAAATCAAGGCTTTGCAGACTTTCGTTAGAGTGATTAAGACATTTTAAAAACGATAAAAATAGGAACGGTTAGTCACAGTTAGTCACAAACGGGACTTTTATCTTTTCAATCTCCGTCCGGAGTTCTTCTAGGGTTCTGTGACCATACACAGCATTCGTGACATCGTTCCCGAACGAATGACCCAACATCCTCTTCCGGTCGTTCTCCCGGACGCCGTATTTTTCGCACAGGGTAGAAAAGGTGTGCCGGCAATCGTGCGGCGTGTGCTTCGGGTTGCCGATTATCCCTAATCGTTCTAGTGTAGGGTAGAACAGGGCGTTTCGGTGTTGCGTCTGGGAATAGATACAGAGCTTGCCGTTTTGCGTCAGGACTTTGTTCTTCGCAAACTCGTATATGGCCGAGTGGATTGGAACAATTCTGTCTTTTCCGGCTGCGGTCTTAATGCCGCCTTGAAAGTATTTTTCTTCGAGATTAGTCGTAAGCTTCAGAACTTCGCCGATTCTCCAGCCGGAGTAGCACATGATCAGAATGAGCTGTACTTCTGGATCGTCGGCGTTCTGCCAGAGGACCCGAAGCTCCAAATCAGAAAACGGTGTCCCGTGCTCGACGTCATCTTTTGTTTTGACAGAAACATACAGCGCCTTGTTTTCCGTGACTATCTCTGAGTAGATTGCGAATTTATACATCTGCTTAAAAAGCATCAGAATCGTGTTTAAACTCTGCGTTTTGAGCGGGCAGTCATCAATAACCTTTTGCAGGTCCGGTGCTTTCAAGTCTTCAAATGCACGATTATGCAAAGGCTTGCTGTTAAGATACCCGCAGTGATATGCGTTCTTTGAAGACTTCGACAGATTAGTGTCTTCCGGAAACTTCCATGATATGAATTTTTCATATACTTCTGAGAACGTCAATTTGTGCGTTTCCGGGTGCTTTTCCTCTGTGCCCTTAATTGTATTGTAGTCGGCCAATATGCGGCCTATAAGGGCGTCTGTGTCCGTTGTAGGGGCAATCTCAAGCTCTTTTTCCATACCCGGCTTGTACGTCCCGGCTTTGTAAGCTGTCAGGACAGCGAACCCTTTCAGATAGTCGTCAACGTAGCAGATCGCAGGCGGTCGAACTGCTTTCCCTGTTGCGTCCAGTGCTGCCGGTGGGTGCACTGCATAGCAGTTTCTTCGACCCTTGCCGAGATAGCGGATAGAGCCAAAGCTATTCGGCAGCTTCGGGTATTTCTTTCTTTTTGCCATAATTTCCTCCTTGTATAAAAACAGCCCCTGCCGTTAAGCAGGAGCCGTGTTATCTACTCTATCTCGTCAATATCAAGAGAATATCCCAGCACTTCTCCGACATCTGTACATTTTCCTTTTAAAGTAATGGTGTCACCCTTTGACATGGATGCTATTTGAGCTTTCTGGTCGTCGTTCTTGATGTAACACTGAACTCCAATAATCTCAAAATCTCCATCGGCCATGAGATCAATATATTTTCCAGCCGCATCAATGTTACTGAGCTTTCCGGTGATCTCAAGATATTTATCTTTGTATTTATCAGATGCTCCCATGGCATTGTTATCAAGATCTGCCATCATATCATTAACTGATGCAGAAGTGTATTCTTTTGGCGCATCCTCTTTCTTACTTAATGTGGAATCTGTGGATTTTGTACTGGAATTACTATTACTTCCGCCTGTCGCCGCGCCTATAACACAAAGGACGATAAGGGCAAGTAGAATCCACTTAAACTTTCCACCCTTTAATTTCTTTCGGCACTGCGGGCATACTTTAGCGTCCGCCGGAATCTCTGTCTTGCAATACTTGCATTTTTTTGTCTTTTTCATAGAAAACCCTCCTCATATGGTTTATTTTTATCTGATTTTACAACAAAACGCAACAAAATACAATAACTTGGAATAATTCGACATAAATTGAAAGAAAAATAATGCTTGACTTTTGGGCGTACATAATATATTATTTATGCGAGGACAAAAATTGGAGGTGAATAAAATGTCCCCTAGAACTGGAAGACCACCGATTAACGATGTATCCAGGACTGAAAAACTTAATATAAGACTGACAAAAAAAGAAAAAGACCGCATTGATAAATGCGCAGAAGTCCTTGGAATTTCCAGAACTGATACCATAATGAAAGGTATTGGATTAGTGGAAAAAGAAATCGGCGAGTAAAAAAAGAAATGGAGCAACCGCACCGGCAAAGTGAAATGGTTGCTCCTACCTCCAAATGGAGATATTCAAATTATAGCACTGAGTATCTTTATTTGGCAACCACAAACATGAAAAACGGAGGGCTAAATATGTTAGATACTATTTTGAATAAAACAATTGATGAAACAGATAAAACGCCTATTGAAATCGCACTTGGCATTGATGAGAATGGATACACCACAGCAAGGGCGTTGTATGATTTTCTTGATATGCCAAAACAAAATTTTGCTAGATGGGCTAAAAAGAATATTGAAGAAAACGAATATTTTGAAGAAAATGTTGACTGGTGGGGGTTCTTCACAATGAAGAACGGTAATGAATGCAAAGATTACCGTCTCACCACAGACTTTGCAAAGCACCTTTCAATGGAAAGCCATTCTGCCAAAGGGAAGATTGCGCGCCAGTATTTCCTTAAAGTCGAAACCAAGCTGAAAGAAGCTGTAAAACAGAGTATCGCACCCATGACGCCGCTTGAACAGTTGCAATTGCAGGCACAGGCAATCTTGCAGGTAAATGAAAAGGTTGACGTCCTGGATAAGAAACTGGAACGCCTGGAACTTGATCTCCCGATTCTGCCAATTGAAGCCGACCGTATTACAGAAGCAGTCCGCAAGCGTGGCGTGGACATCCTAGGCGGAAAAGGCTCGAACGCATACCAGGACAGGTCAGTGAGACAGAGAGTATACAGTAACATCTATGCAGACTTAAAAGCGAACTTCCGTGTGCGTTCCTACAAGTCAATCAAGCGAAACCAGTGTGACTCTGCTTTGAACGTGATCGCACGATATGACGCACCTCTGTATCTCCAGGACGAAATCTATATGATAAACGGACAGCACTCAATCTGGGACGACTGAACGAAAAAAGTAGAATTTTCTCGATTTTCGTCAAATACAGCATTAATGTAAGAAAATTTGTGCAAGATTGAGATATTGTATAATTGTTATATTGAGAGTATAATATAAACTAATTTGGGAGGAATTTTATGAAAGGAATAAAAAAGCTTGTTATATTTTTTCTGTTTGGGATAATGCTCACATTTTCTGTACATGCGCCACTGTGCGAGAACATTGATCCGACAGATTCAGAAGTGATTATTAAGGCAAGCGCCAATAATCAATACGTAATACATAATTATACACAGGCGGTTGTATCTGAAGCAGAGCAGCAGCCATTTGTTGTGAAGAAAAGCAACAATATTTCTGCGGAATGCAAATGCCATTTCTTTTTCAATCGTTCAAGGCAAAGGGAGGGTGCACTGTTCAAGCAGAGGGCGAGAAGTATGATCAGTCCGTTCTATATCGCTGAGAAGAGGGTATAATGAAATAAAATAGAACAAATGTTCTTATTGTGCGATATTGGGAGGGACGGATATATGGATTACAAAAAGGAAATTATTGAGATGATAAACGGAATAAAAAAAATAGGCACATTAGAGTACCTGTACACATTCATAAAGCTATTTCTGGAGAGGTGGGGCAATTAAGCCCCACTTCTTTTTTATTGATTAGAAAGCATGGAATCAATTAGACTTAAAACAATTTTCTGGTCGCGCTCGCTTAATAATGAGAATTTTGAAATCAGATTAAAATCTTCTCTCGCCTGTTCGGAAGTGTCTTTTCTTGCACGTCCTACATTAAATCCCATCAACCACGATTCCGAGACATTTAATGCCATTCCTAAGACAACCAGTTTTTCTTGACTGGGTTCTGTCTTCCCAGAAACGTACTGGCTAATATCCGACTTATTCATTTTCACATTGTATTTCTTACAGTATGGAAGAACGAGATTAAGAATATCAACCTGTCTCAGATTGCGTTCGTCCATCAATGTTTTAAATCTTTCTGATGAACTAACCTTTTCCATTATATTATTCTCCTTTCGCTTTCTGATGATAATATATCACATATTAAACAAAAGTTCAAGACTTAAAACATTAAAGTTAAAAATATTGAAAATATGTATTGACATAATGAAAACGCAGTGTTATATTATAATTAGTTCAAAACATTGAACTAGAAAGGAGTGTGAAATATGGCATTTGATTACAGTAAGCTCAAAGGAAGAATCATTGAAAAATATGATAGTCAGAGTTCCTTTGCAAATGCTATGAAGTGGTCGGAACGTACATTATCACTGAAACTCAACGGAAAGCTGTTTTGGAAGCAGTCAGATATTTGCAAGGCAGTCAATCTGTTAGAACTTTCTGCTGATGATATACAGGACTATTTTTTTAAAGAAAAAGTTCAAAGTTCTTAACTAGAAAGGAAGTGAAAACAATTGAGCAGATACAAAAACAAAGTCGAAGAGTCCTTTGGAGAGCTTTGGAAATTTGTTCTGGATTTGCAATATGAGACAGGCAAGATTAAAAAAGCTGTTCTGACAGGGGAAAAAGGCGACTTGAAGATGCCCGAAGAAATTCCAAGTGAGCAGACAGATAACGAATATCTGAAAGAGCAGTTCGGAATATATTCACGATATGTGAAATCATTATCCATCTGCACACACGTTTTAACAGTTATTTCAATAATTGCTCTAACAATTTCAATAGTGGCTCTGATTGTATAGAGATTGAGAAAAGACCGGTAATCAACGCAATGATGGACAGAACAGTTGTTATCCAAAATCTGGATATATCTTGAAAATATGCTTTCATGGCGACTTCACCCGCTTGTGTGATTTCATATTCGTACTCTCGCAATCTTGAGCGCATAAAGCATTTTTTGTTGAAAAGGTATTTGCAAGCATCTACTTCACGCTGATTACCAGGAGTAAATCCACAATTTCTTAAAGCTTTTTTCAATATTTTATATTGATATCTTGTTATCAAATGAACACCTCCTTTACAGGAGAGTATATCACAAGAAAAGAGGTGCGTATATGTCAGAAAAAGAAAAAAGAATCGTTGAAAAGCTGAAAGAAGCGATTACTAATATGTCAGAGTTTGACAAGGGATACATTCTTGGTAAGACGGAAAGTTTTTCTGAGAATAAGTCAGATGATTCTGGTAAGACGCAGAAAGAAAGTTCTTAACTTGGAGGTGAAAGCAAATTGAAAAATAGAATTGCATTCTGGATTCTTTGCTTTGTGCTTTCGGCTACCTGTGGAGTACTCGGAAGCCTACTCGCACAGTGGGTGTTAAAGTAACATCTGAGTGATTACAGTAGCCAAGAATCCAGTAAATCCACCAATAACAGCACTAAATAAAGCTACTCGGAAATCATGCCGCCATTGCTGTTTCCGTAATTCTTTTTCTTTAGCTTCTTTTATTTGCTGTTCAAGGACGCTGTGTGGAACTATGGAGCCGTTTGCCATATTCGGTTTCATATTATTATCACCTCCCATCTACTGGGAGTATATCACAAGAAAGGAGTAAATATATGAGTAGATCACTTGAAAAAAGGATTCGTTCATTGGAAAGAAGAGCTGCCAGCCTTGAATCGCAGCTTCAAGACCAGCAACAAATTATTTCTTCTCAGCGTCCGAACGTCCGCCCTGAATCACTTTTAAAACAGGTGGATTGTGATGCTCAGTCAGGTGCTCGTATTCCAGCATTCCGAATGAATCTAGGTAATCGAACATTATTTGAGGAGAAAAATGGGAGCAAATAATTTTACACATTTTACCGGAAAGAAATCTCCATTCAAAACTCAAAAGAGAAAGAAGAAATCAAAGGTAAAAAAAGTTCATAAAAACAAATATGAAAGGAGCATAAAATGAGCGAAGTTGATACTTACATCAAAGAAAATGCAGAAGTTCATCAGTTCGCCGCAGAGGTTGCAAGAATCATATCAGGCATTCCACAGATGCCAGAGTTCTCCTCGGAGAACATGAGCGTATCTGATGCAAGCCAGTTGATCGGACTCCCTGCAACATCAATCCGAGCAGGGATTGTGTACGGATGGTTGCCGATCGGGACTGCTATCCAGAATAACAAGCCAGCAAAAAGCCTTTCCGGTGGCAGGATCACATACATCATAAGCCCTAGGAAAGTCTATGAAGTGACCGGACACGTCTGGAAAGGCAAAGAGGCTCTCAATAAGTGAGTGCCCCGGAGGGAGCTAGCACCTCCACCCCGGAGCTTTGCACCCACTAAAACACCTTAGTGGATAGATACATTATAGTTCTCTATCTGCTAATTGTAAAGGCAAATAAGAAAAAATAAGGAGAAATTAACACGATATGAGTGAAATTAAAAACGAAAATCAGCCAACATGGGCTGACATCGAAGTAGCACTTGCTACTGAGATTGTCGAGGAAAGCAAGAAAAAGTCAAAAAGATGGTTTACTGCATGGATTGTGACAGCAGCTGCACTGGTAGCGAGCAACCTTGCGTGGATCATAGGAGGCATTAGTGAATAATCTGAAAAACATCATCTGTGCCGCACTGATTGGAAGTTTTTCCACATTCCTCCCATTCTGGCAATGGGGCGGATCGGGCAGACAGCTTTTTGCGGCGGTGATGAATACAACAATCGTATATGGAATTCTCTGGGATATTGATACGACAGAGGGAAAGGAGAATGAAAATGTATAAGAAAGAGATTGACGAAATTTACGAACTCTGTAAAAGAGTTGCAAATGAAGTTCCGACAGCAAACGCCTCGTTCAATTATTCAATTTATGGCATGAGTGTATGTGCACTTAAAAGGAAGGAAGATGTTAATCTTCCCGAAGACAAATTTAAATGGGATTTGTATCAGAGCGTATCTTTTAATCCATTTTACGAGAAAGAGAGTCGTGAAAGTCTCAAAATAATCAAGACTTTCTTACTAGAACTTCTGATAGATGGGAGGTGCCCGTTAAATGATGCTGAATCAGACAGAGTTGAAGCTCCTGCCGACAATGGAACTGATAACGACAATAAACGAACTCCTGGAGGAGCTGGACAGGCGGAAAGCGTACATTCTTGATTGGGAAAACCCGGACATGTATCTGAACCATCTTGAGTATCATTGTGCTGGTGGAATCTTTCTAAGCGGCGAGCAGAATCCAGCACGGGGAGATGGCTCTGACAATGTTTACTGTTTCTTTAGTGAGGTGAGAAAAGATGCAGGAGAGAATTGACGAGATCCTTGCCCTGATAGACGAGCAGCTTTCCCTTGTAGCTGATAACTACATTGAAAGTTCATACAAGGCGAGGACGCTGGCGAGCTACGTACAGGCTCTGAACGGGCTTTTAACGGCTCAGAAATCGTATAAGGAGGAAAATATCGGTGAGTGAATTTGAAATCCGTATTCCGGCAAGGAAGAAGCAGCCTGCAACCGACAAGGACAACCCGGTTGTGAAAGTATCAACAGTTGCATACAACGCACTGGTTGAAATCTATAACGAATCAACCTTATCAATGAAAGATATCGCAAGTTTGCTGATTATTGAGGGCAGTAAACATGTGGTTTATGACAAGGAGGAATAGAAGTGAATATATATGAGAAGTTAGGTATTATTCAGTCAAAGCTGAAAGCCCCTAAAGGACAGTACAATTCTTTCGGGAAATACAAATACAGAAGCTGTGAGGATATTTTGGAAGCTGTAAAGCCTCTCCTGACAGAAACAAGAACTGTATTGAGCATCACCGACCAGATGGAAGTTGTTGGGGACAGGATTTATGTCAGATCAGAAGCACACTTGAAAGACTGTGATGATACTGGCGAAATCGTTACAGTTGCTTATGCAAGGGAAGAAGAATCTAAGAAAGGCATGGATTCTTCGCAGGTAACAGGCGCAGCTTCATCTTATGCCAGAAAGTACGCTTTAAACGGACTGTTCTGTATTGATGATAACAAAGACAGTGATTCTACTAATACAGGAGAGAAAGAAAAAACGTCCGGCAGGAAAGCGGAATCGTCAAAAGAAACCGAGATGATTAGTTCCGAGACTACTATGTCAATCAAAAACATTATTGATAAGTACCCGGAAGCTAAACTTTTAGACCAGATCAAGACTCGTTTCAAGGTAAATGACATTAAGTCACTTACAAAAGAGAAAGGACACAAATGTCTTAAAATGTTAATTGACTATGATAAACAGCATACAGAAAAGGAGTAGCAGCATGAATAAAGTAATTCTTACAGGAAGATTTACACGCGATCCGGAAATCAAGTACACCAATGATGGAACATCTATTGCAAGGTTTTCTATTGCAGTGAACAGGAGATTTGTAAAAGAAGGTTCTGACCAGAAAGCAGATTTTTTGAATTGTATCGCTTTCGGAAAGTCGGCAGAATTTATCGAGAAATATTTTTCTAAAGGAATGAAAGCGGATTTATCTGGTAGAATCCAGACCGGCAGCTACACCAATCGCGATGGACAGAAGGTGTACACAACGGACATTGTTGTAGAAGAAATTGAATTTGGTGAAAGTAAAAGTGCTAATCAGAGTCAGTGCAAATCAGAAGCTCCACGTCCAGAAGCCGACCCGGACGGATTTATGAATATTCCAGATGGAATTGATGAGGAGCTGCCGTTCGCATGATACAAATTGACAGTAGGGAACATCAGAAAGTTATTGATGGCATTAAGAAAGCATTTGATGCAGCAGGAGAAAAATGGTTCGTGTCAAAGCTTTACGTCGGGGATTACATGAATTATGACAACCCCAGGTTAGTTGTTGACCGAAAGCAAAATCTCTCTGAATTATGTGGTAATGTATGCCAGCAGCATGAGAGATTCCGTGCTGAGATTATCCGGGCGAATGAAGCAGGAATAAAACTTGTGTTCCTGTGTGAACATGGAAAAGGGATTGAAAAGCTGGACGATGTGCTCTGGTGGGAGAATCCTCGCGGAAAGAAAAGAGTCAAGAAAAACGGTGTCTGGGTGGAACAGGAACAGAAAGTCATGCACGGTGATGTTTTGTATAAAATCCTCTGCACGATGCAGCGGAAATATGGCGTTGAATTTCTGTTTTGTGACAAGAAAGACACCGGAAAAAGGATTTTGGAGATTCTGTTAAATGGATAAAGAAACAATTAAACAGCAGAATAGCATGAGGGATGTTCTTTCCAGATACGGAATGATTCCGAACAGAGCTGGCTTTATCAGTTGCCCATTTCATCCCAGTGACCGTACTGCTTCAATGAAAATTTACAAAGACAGCTACTATTGCTTCGGATGTGGCGCGTCAGGAGATATTTTTACTTTCGTTCAGAATATGGATAATTGCGATTTTAAGACAGCCTTTCAGATTCTTGGTGGAACATACCATAAACCTGATTTTTCGTCCAGAATGGCAATATATCACGCTCAGAAGCAAAAAGAAATGAGAGAGAAAGCAGAGCGGAAGAAAAAAGAAGAATTGCAGGAATGCTTGTCTGATATTGACTTTTATCGGTCGGAAATCGAGCGATGGAGTCCTCTTTCTGATAGATGGTGTGAAGCATGGAATGCACTTCAAAAAGCACTATACCTACACGGGGAGTTGAATAATATACCGTATTAGAAAAGAGGTGATATAGATGGTTCCTTTGAACAAGTTGGATTCGAAATCCATCATGTCTCGGGAAGTGCTGGACGAGGTGTTCAATCAGGAGGATGAGATTTACAGGGCTGAGCTGTTGGCCAGCCTTGCGCTTCGAGCATCTGAATTGAGGTGCAAAACGGAGTTTACAAGCGTGGTAAACGCATACAAAAAAGTGCAAAAAGATATAAAAAGGCAAGAACAGGAAGATATCCGGAGGCAATCAAAAGAAGCCAGCCTTGTAGAACACTATACGAACTTCACGGATAGTCCCTACGATAGAATGGCCTGCGGAAACTGGATTGCAGCAGATGATGGAATTTGCACTTGGAATTCTACTACTGGAATAACAGATGTTAGGGCCTGCTATCACCCCATATTGCCGGTTGAACGCCTGAAAAATATTCAGACAGGTGAAGAACAGATAAAAATTGCCTTTAAACGTAACAATAGATGGCAAGAGATTATTGTTCCAAAAGATGTCGTAGCAACTGCATCCAAGATTGTAGGGTTATCCAAGAATGGGATAGCTGTAACATCAGAAACTGCCAAGCACCTTGTAAGGTACTTATCGGACGTAGAAAACCTGAACGATGAGTACATAGAAATACAATATTCGTCTGGAAAGCTTGGATGGATTGGAGACGGTTTCTTGCCATACAGCGAGGAAATCATATTCGATGGGGATGCAAAGTTCAGACAGCTTTTTGAAGCCATTCAGGCAAAAGGAGATAGGGAAATTTGGTATGAGCATGTAAAAAAGATCAGGCAGCAGGATAAATTCGAAATTAAGTTTATGCTGGCAGCGTCTTTCGCCAGTGTTCTGATTAAGCCACTGGATGCACTTCCATTTTTTACCGACTTATGGGGCCTTACAGGAAACGGAAAGTCTGTTACCCACATGCTGGCTGCTTCGGTCTGGGCGGATCCGTCTGAAAACAAGTATATAGGTAACTTCAAGAGTTCGGATGTTGGCCTGGAAGTAAAAGCTGACATGCTCAATAATCTTCCCCTTATCCTTGATGATACAAGCCAGAAGGATAAGAAGATTGAGGAAAACTTTGAGCGAATCGTGTATGATCTCTGTTCTGGCCAAGGAAAAACCAGATCCAATAAAGAACTGGGGTTAACAAGAGAAAGCACGTGGAAGTTGTGTATCCTCACAAACGGTGAGTATCCATTGCAATCCTACGTGAACCAGGGTGGCGCTGTAAACCGTATCCTTGAAGTAGAATGCACGCATGATAAGCTGTTCAACAATCCGCAAAATACCATTGATATTCTTAAGAAAAACTATGGATTTGCCGGGAAAGACTTCGTGGCGGCGCTGGAAGAAATGAGTGTTGATAAGATCAAAAATATCCAGCAGGAGATTTTGAAAAAAATCGCATCAGACGATAAAACGGATAAACAGCTGCTTTCCTTATCAATTGTTCTGACTGCGGATAGAATCGCCACGGATATGCTTTTCAAGGACATGCAGTATATTGATATACAAGATGCCAAAAACACGCTTGCTGATGTATCGGATGTATCCCCGAATGAACGTTGTTATGAGTACCTGGTGGATATGATTTCTATGAATGAGCAGCGTTTTGACGTTGATACACCTTGTGAAAAATGGGGAGATCCCATTGAAAGAGATGGAGAAATGAACCGGTTAGTGTATTTCTATCCTACTGCGCTCAATAACATCTGCAAAAATGGCGGATATTCTAAAAAAGCGTTTCTGTCATGGGGCATGAAAATGGGGCTTATTATTTCCAACAATAAGTACGGTAACGTCCTGAAAAGAGAGTCGGAAAGCAGGAATCCAAAAAAGTTTTGCTGTTTGAAAGTGGTGAATGATCTTGATGGATACCTGGAAGAACAAAAAAAGGCGAGTTTGTTCCAGATATCGGATCCAGTATTTGATTAGTTTTGTAACCGAGTAACCTTGTAACTCTTCGGAACATATATATATATATAGAAAAATAAAAATATGAGAATGAAATTATTTTTTTCTCCTATATAGGGAATGTGCGAGTTACACGGTTACACGGTTACAAGCGCTGCAAACCCGCATAAACACTGGTTTTTTTTGTAACCCAAATGAAACCGGATTCTTCAAATAGGTTACATATAAGGGAGATGGAGGATGAGAGTAGAAGCAAAAGATATTCCTATCATACAAAAGTTTCTAACAGAATACTGGAAAGCTATAAAAGAATTCTACTTAGTAGAGCTTACAGACGAATATTCCAGCAAAGTCTATGATACTTGCACAGAGCTGGGAGAACTGGCAGGGGCGTGTCTGGACGAGAGCGACAAGCAGTTCTTACTTGACAACATAAGAGCTTTTCACAGACTTCTTAATTCTAAACAGAGAGGAATGAGAAAGAATGTACAAACAGAAGTATAAAGAAGGTCAGCAGATTCATAAAGACATATATCTGTACATCTGCCGATATATCAAAGAACATCGGTACGCACCGTCCTATAAAGAGATTGCTGATGGTGTCGGCGTATCAAATGCCACGGTGCTTCGTCACATGGACATGCTGCGAACAGATGGACTAATCGAAACAGACCACCCGAAGACACCGAGAGCGTTCCGGTTGACAGGATATGAGTTCGTGACAAGGAGGAAGAAGCATGAAACTGTATGAGCTGTTCAAAGGTACTGAATACATTGGAGAGTTCACTCTTGACGAGATTATAAGCATCACAGGAGCGCATCGAAGCGCGCTACTCAACAGCGTGGCACACGGCGTCCTCGTAAATGACTTGTGGGACGTCTCTCCGGCTTATGATCGGACTTTAAACCGGAATGATGATGGGCTATTGCTTAAGCAGTTTGAGGCCGTTACAGGGCAAATTAGGAGGTGTGTGAAGCGTGAGCAGTAAACTTAAAGCAAAGCCACGAAAGCAGAGACTTCCTCTAGCTCAGCCCAACCAGGCAGCCCAGGCGTTTGGGCGAGCTATGATTAACTGCCATAGACAGATCAAAAACATGGAGAGAGAAGCCTATGAGAATGGATTTAACGATGGGGAAGATTGGGCCGATACGATCAACACCGTCACAACCATGATGGCTCTGAGACGTTTATATGGCTTTTCTACGAAACGATTGCTTGATGTGATAAGAACTGCCAATGAGTACGTTGAAATGGCAAACAGGGGCAAAATGAGCGTTCTGAGCATGATACAAGACATTGAAGAGAACACAGATGTAAGATTCGATGAGATGAATAAGAATCTGGTTAAGAAGATGGGAGTTTAAAATGAAATTTATAGATTTTTTCGCAGGAATCGGAGGATTTCGTAGGGGAATGGAATTGGCGGGGCATGAATGCGTTGGTTTTTGCGAATTTGATAAATTTGCTACTGCGAGTTACATCTCAATGCACTTGCTGACACACGAGCAGCGAAAGGCATTGGAAGATATTCCTATCAAGAAAAGACAGAAGGAAATATTAAAGGAGGAATACAGAAATGGAGAATGGTACGCAAATGACATTCGAAGAGTGTATGCCGGAGACATTCCAAAAGCCGACTGCTGGTGCTTCGGATTCCCTTGTCAGGACATATCCGTTGCAGGAAAGCAAGCCGGATTTCAAGGAAACCGTTCAAGCCTGTTTTTCAGAGTTATGTACCTTGTCGGACAGCTCGAAGAAGAAAATAAACCCACTTACCTTTTCATTGAGAACGTTAAAAATCTGCTTAGTGTTAATGGAGGATGGGATTTCGCCAGACTGCTCATTGAAATGGAGCAGTGGGGGTATGATGCAGAATGGCAGGTGCTCAACTCCAAAGATTTCGGAGTACCGCAAAACCGGGAAAGATGTTTTATTATCGGACATCTTAGAGGGAGAAGTACCGCAAAAGTATTTCCTATCGAAGGAGCAGACAGAAAAAATAGTATTCAAATAATTGCACATAAAAACGGATACAGAAGAAATACGCAAGTGTTTGGATCTGATGGAATTACCGAGGCTCTTGATACTGGACAAGGTGGCGGAATTGCAATAAAAGTCATAGGAGAAGTTAATTCGTCACAAGACGGAAAAGTGCTTGGGATTGATGGAATAGCAAAATGCCATTCGGCAGGACACAACAATAATCCGAAGATTGCAATTCCAGTTCTCACGCCAGATCGGGTAGATAAACATCAAAATTGAAGAAGATTCAAAGATGATGGTGAGCCAATGTTCACATTAACATCGCAAGATAGACACGGGGTCGCGATTGATCCGCTCGGAGTATTGCGTAACGTTCGCACAGAATATGGAAAAGAAGTTGCCAACACACTCGACACGAGTTGCAATCAAGGAATATTTGTGCAGGTATCGGAAGAATTAACGGTATATACAGTGTGGTACGAAAAATATCAGTGTTACATAGCAATTCGGAAGCTGACACCGAAAGAATGTTTTCGGCTGCAAGGTTGGTCGGATGATTATTTTGAAAAGGCTCAGTTTGTTAATTCTGACAGCCAGTTATACAAACAGGCAGGAAACGGCGCAACAGTGACAGTTATAGAAACTATAGCAAGAAAAATGAACGTAAATCTAAATTGATAGCGTGTCAGTTGCTTACATGGGGAAAGTGAGGATGGAAATGGGAAAATTAAAACCTTGTCCGTTTTGCGGAGGAAAAGCAGAAATTCTGATTAATGAATATGAAGATTCGAGAAAAGAATATCTTGCAGCTTGTACAGAATGTGATGGAATGGTTGAACGTTGGAGAGAAACAGAGGAAGAAGCCGTAGAACAGTGGAATCGAAGAGCAAGTGATAAGGAGGGCACAAAATGTTAATCAGAAGTCAGGATAAGGAAATTTTAGCTAATATGGAAGGCCCGATTGCTATAGAGATTTTAGGCGATGGTAAGGGACATTCAATCATGTATTGGAAAGACGGCTATGTGCTTGGATTTTATTCATAGAAGAAAAAAGCAATCAAAGTACTGGATATGATCCAGGAAGCTTATGTAAACGGGCATATTGATTATCAGATGCCAGATGACAGTGAGGTGGTTGTATGATTACATTCTTATTAGGATTCACCCTTGGAACCATATTCGGAGTGGCTGGTCTTGTATGTGTGGCGATCATGTACGACAAGCACCACCCAGACGATCAGAAAGGAGAACGGTATGCTGACAAGGAATAAAAAGCTGAAAGACTACGGTATTCCGGCAGAGGATATAGAAAAACTGAATACGATGCTGAAAGACTTCCCGGTAGAGTACGGATACCTGCTTTCCAATGCTGCCTTGTCAGCTTGCCCGAAGAACACGGTGATAGCGGATATGGTTATTGAGAATATCCTACACCGGAAAAGTTACAGAAAAATCAGCAGAGAAAGATATATCCCGATGAATCCGAAAGACTTCTACGGATACAGACGCAAGACCGTCGCTGTACTATATGAGAGAATGAGGCTGTTGGGAGTGTGGGAGGAATAAAATATGAGCAGACTAATTGATGCGGACGACTTAATTGAATATATTAAAATATGGGATATTGGAAATAGCATTAGTTCCGACCAGAAGGAATTTATTGATTGTGTTAACAAACAGCTGACAGCTTTTGATGTGGACAAGGTTGTGGAAACACTTATGAACAGGTTTCGTGTTGTTTTCAATGATAAGGACTTGGAATGGAACAGAGCTATAGATTATGCTATTAAAATCTTAGAAGGTGGTGGAGTTGAATGAGAGAAATTCTTTTCAAGGCAAAGCAGATTGATAATGGTGAATGGATAGAAGGAAGCCTCATAGATTTAGACATTGACAGCGGATATTGTTATATTGTTCAGCCGTATAAAAAAGCGAGTATATTGCCAATCATCTTTTTAATAACAGACAGAATGAAATTGGTTGATCCAGAAACCCTCTGCCAGTTCACAGGACTTTGCGACAAGAACGGGAATAAAATTTGGGAAAATGACATTTTGATGGCACACTTGGACGAATCTTACCCGGAAAATGTGACATATGAAACTGTTGAATGGAATGTTGCCGGATGGGTAGGGCGCGAAACTGATAGTATAGGCAGACAATATCTTGATAAATTCGATCTGGAACATTATGAAGTAGTTGGAAACATTTTCGACAATCCAGAATTATTACAGGAGGAATCAGATGAGTAAATCAGTATTAGTGATGAAAACGCCAGAAAATTGTGATTCATGTAGATTTGGAGAAAAGAAAAAAGTTCCAGCAGGAGAATTTATTCTTTGCAAATTGAGCCACACACTAAACGATATTGGAATGAAAAATATACCGGAATGGTGCTATCTAACTTTGCTGCCAGAAAAACTCACTTATGAAGATAGTTGCAAATATGCAAACGATGATTACCGTGATGGTTGGAACGATTGTATTGATGAGATTACAGGAGGCGAAGCAGATGATTGATCTGACGAATAAATGTGTATTAATCAGAACACATGAAGAGTATGAAAATATTCTGAAAGCAGCAAAGAGACAAGGATATAGATGGTACGGTGGAAAAGAAGCGTATCCATATCCATTTGAAGAACAGCAGATCCCGGATATATTAAAATTCTATAGCAATAAAGAACTAACAAGAAATGCCAGCCTTGAATCGGGATATGAATTAGTAGAAATATCTGAAATCTTCGAAGATGAAGAAAAAATCAAGGATGCAGTAAAACTTGTCAGAACATTCGCTGAATACCCAGACAGAACAGCATTGACGGACTCATTTATTGAGTCCTTGAAGTTACTTGCAGATACTGTAGAAAGTCAGATGGAAGAGGTGAAGTAGATGGAGAGATTAACAGAAAGATATGATATTACACCAGACGGAGAATCAGATGTCTGGGTTAAACAGCACGATTATATTTCGGCAGCACGAAAACTCTGTGATTATGAAGACTTAGAAGAACAGGGCTTGCTTGTGAGATTGCCGTGCAAGGTTGGAGATATGCTATGGTATAACATTTTGGGATACACGGAATCATATGAAATAAAAGCATTTTCATATGGATATTGTGACGGTTATATAGAAGCAGGTGAAGAAATAGGAGATGAAATTATATTTTATTGCGAAAACCATACCGGTTCAATAATAGGATCTTTTCCAATGAGTGGAATTGGTAAAATCGTATTCCTCACTCGTGAAGAAGCCGAGAAGAAGTTGGAGGAGATGAAAAATGGTAAGTAAAATTATCAAAGCAATGGGTGCTAGCCCTATTACAAATACTATCTACTATGGAAATGTAAACGAAGAAAAAGGTTTATGGGTAGGTGAGAAAAAAGACGTAACCGATATGGCAATCGCCGCTGTATTTGAATGGTTCATGAATCAAATGGATGAAAAAGAAGAGTTTGCGATCTCGTATCCAAATGTTCCATGGTTTAAGCTGAAGATGGTAAGAGAGGAGATGAAGAAGTGAACGATAAACTTGCACCAGAAATAACCCCGCAGCTCGCCATATCAGCGTTTGCAGTACTGCATCAATATTGCAGCTCGATCAGTCCACATGACTGCATCAGATGCACATTTTACGAGCATTGCCCGGAATGTTTTACGGGGTGTCCGGGAGATCAGGGCGAGACGATCAGAAAATTACAAAGCAATGAATAAAATTAAAGAGTCGGTATTTACCGGCTCTTTTTAGCGCAAAATTTCTCAAACATGTACCACAACTTTTCTACTGACCTGTGATAGAATATACTCAGAAGTAGTATTATGGGATTTTATAGCCAGAAATGAGGTGATAATATGGCAAACTTAAAAGCAGTTACAAGAAAACTTCAAAAAGCTATATTGTCCACCGGATTAATCATAAAAATCGGAACATCACAATTCTATAGCCACGAGCAGGAACGATTAATTACAGTAACGATTATATCAACACCAGTGTTTAGACCAACAAAACGTGGAGAATGGAAAGATTGCGATTATGAAATATTACGAACTGCATCCCAGTATGATGTGGTCATGTGCCTTAAAGAAATATGGGAGGCGGTCAGAAAATGAGGATAGACAGAGGTGATTAGATGGACTTAACGCCTAAACAGAAAGCGTTTGCAGATGAATATATAAAAAATGGCGGAAATGCATCTGATGCCGCAATAAAGGCTGGATATGCTGAGAAAAACGCAAGAGTGATAGGAAATCAGAACTTAACAAAACTTAACATTTCTGAGTATATAGCTGCAAAACAGTCTCTCATCGAAAAACAAAAAGGCACTGACATCATGTCCCTGGCAGAAATCCAGCAACGCCGTTCCATGATTGCAAGGGGCGAACTGACTGATTCATTCGGATTTGCTCCGGACTTCTCAGACCAGCTAAAGTCCATGAATGATCTGGAGAAAACATTAAAGATTAAGCAAGAGCAGGAAGAAAAGAAAGCAGCAGAGGAAGCTGCTAGAAATGCAAAGCCGTATCACATGGATCTGTATAATATTCCTGATTGTTTTCACTGGGCTATTAGAGATATTCGAGACAAAGAACATCTGGAGTATGTATTTAAGGGCGGACGTGGCTCCACGAAATCAACCACTGTTGGAATGACTATAATAGAGTTGATGAAGAACAATCATGACATTCATGCTGTGGTTTGCCGTAAGGTCGGGAATACAATTAAAGATTCTGTGTATAACAAGATCAAATGGGCTATTGGAAAACAGGAATTCACAGAAGAATTTGATTCTAAGTTATCACCTATGGAGATTACATTAAAAGCAACCGGACAAAAGATATACTTCCGTGGTGCTGATGACCCTGACAAAATTAAATCCATTAACCCTGAGTTCGGATATATTGGCATTCTCTGGTTTGAGGAGTTGGATCAATTCGCGGGGCCTGAGGAGATTCGTAAGATTGAACAGTCCGCCATCCGTGGTGGAAACCTTGCATGGATATTTAAAAGCTTCAATCCACCAAAAACAATGAATAACTGGGCTAATAAGTATGTTCTTGAACCGAAAGAAAACAGAATAGTTCATTCATCAACTTACTTGGACGTGCCAAAAAAATGGCTGGGGCAGCCATTCATTGACGAAGCAGAGCATCTGAAAGAAGTCAATCCAAACGCTTATGAGCATGAGTATATGGGAATTGCGAATGGAAATGGCGGAAACGTATTTGAATATCTGGAGATTAGAGACATTACAGATGAAGAAATCAGTCGCATGGACAAAATATTTCAGGGGTGTGACTGGGGATTTTTCCCTGATCCGTATGCTTTTATTCGTTTGTATTACAATCATAACACTGAAAAGATATATCTCATTGATGAAATTTACGAAAATAAATGGAGCAATAGGAAATCAGCGGACGAGATTCTAAAAAGAAAATATGATGATTATACTATTACTTGCGATTCTGCTGAACCTAAATCAATCAATGATTATAGAGATTTTGGGCTCCCGGCAAGGGGCGCAATAAAAGGACCTGGGAGTGTGGAATATTCTATGAAATGGCTTCAAACAAGAACTATTGTTATTGACCCTAAGAGAACGCCTAATGCTTATAAAGAGTTTTCGGAATACGAATACGAAAGAGATAAAGACGGAAACGTTATAAGCGGATATCCTGATGAGAATAACCATTTAATCGATGCCTGTAGATACGCAACAGAATCATTGTGGAGGAGAAGAGGGAATAATGCTTAAAAGAGGGTACAGTCTAAAATATAGACGAATATATAAAATCTGGCAGGGAATTCGTCAGAGGTGCAATAACCCCAATGATAAAGATTATGAAGACTATGGCGGAAGAGGAATAAAGGTTTGCAAAGAATGGAATAAAAGTTCAGAAGCGTTTGTTCTATGGGCATTAGAAAATGGATATGCTGATAATTTGAGTATTGATAGAATAGACACAAATTCGGACTATTCGCCAGAAAATTGCAGATGGGCAACATGGACTCAGCAGGCAAGAAACAAAAGAATGGAAAAAATAAATTCAACTGGTGTTACTGGTGTTTCCATGGACAGAGGGAAATATAGAGCAACAATCTATGTAGATAATAAAAAAGTTGATCTAGGCAGGCATGACACGCTTGAAGAAGCAGCAGAAGCACGTAGGCAGGGTGAGATAAAATACTGGGGCGTGAGTGCATAATGGGACTTATAACAACGCTAAAAAGGTGGTTTAACATGATATTCAAAAAGCAAGCCGAAGAGGACTTTAATATCCAAGCGGCAGAATTCCCAGAGATGGAAGCGCTGATTAACCGGTGTGCGAACATCTACAGAGGTGCGCCGGAATGGATGGATGATAAGAATAACATCAAGACGATTAATTTCGCGAAATCCGTCTGCTCCGAGACTGCCAGACTTGCAACACTGGCGATCGGCATTCAAATAGATGGCTCTGCAAGGGCAACATGGTTACAGGAGCAGATTGACAAGGTATATTTCCAGATTCGTCACTGGGTAGAATATGGCTGTGCTTACGGAACAGTATTTATCAAACCAAACGGCGAGAATCTTGACATATTTACTCCGGCAGATGTGATGATTGTGGATTATGATAATCAGGAAATCAAAGGTATTATATTTAAAGATTCGTATACAGTTGGACGGAAATACTACACAAGGCTCGAATATCACAGGTTTGTTGAGGCAACAGTGGACGGAGTGACAACCTATCCGTATTATGTTTCCAACAGAGCTTATGTATCAAAATCTCCTCAGTCAATCGGTGACAGAATCGACCTTAAACAGACCAAATGGGGTGACCTAATGGCAGATACGCCGCCGATCCTCAAGGCGAACGGTGAGAAGCTGGACGGACCTCTGTACGGAGTTCTGCGGACACCACAGGCGAACAATGTAGATATCAGTACACCACTTGGATTGCCGATATTTGCAGAAGCCATTGAGGAACTAAAAGACCTCGACATTGCATACAGCAGGAACGCAAAAGAAATCCTTGATTCTAAGCGGACTGTTCTGGCAGATGATCGACTGTTGATGCCGAGTGGATCTCCTGTTTCCGCTATGACACCACAGGCAATGAAGCACAGATGCAAAGAAATGAGCTTGCCGGATTACGTGAAAAATGTATTCGGACAGGATGAAAAAGAGTTCTACCAGGAAATCAATCCAATTCTCAACACAGATACCCGTATAAGCGGCATAAATGCCCTTTTAAGCCAGCTGGGGTACAAGATTGGATTCTCCAACGGATACTTTGTTTTTAACGAATCTAGCGGCATTCAGACGGCTACAGGAGTAGAAGCGGAACAGCAGAGGACAGTGCAGTTCATTAAAGATGTTCGAGACAAACTGGAATCTTGCCTGGACGAAGTAATTTACGCACTGAACGTTTATGCTGACCTGTACGGGCTTGCACCTGTCGGAGCTTATGAAGTCAATTATGATTTTGGAGACATTCTCTATGTCAGAGAAAATGACCGTGCGAGATGGTGGCAGTATGTGACTACTGGCAAGGTTCCGGCATGGCTGTATTTCGTGAAGTTTGAAGGAATGACGAAAGATGAGGCGGTAGCAATGGTCAAAGAAGCTCAGCCAGACGAACCAAAACTGTTTGGAGATGAGTAGTTATGTTAAGCCCAGAATATTTACGGCAAATTACAGAGGGCAGTGAACAAATTGCAGAAGAACTGCACCAGTATATCATCTCTGAGATCGTGTCGCGAATGATGGCAAGAATCGGCAGAGGCGAGGATTATATCCTAACCAATGCTGATGCGTGGAGAATCAGAACACTACAGGAATCTGGTGAGCTGCTAGAGGACATTCTAGCGGAATTATCCAGATATACCAAACGCGAACAGCAGGAACTCCTTGAAGCGTTTGAAGATGCCGGAATCACTGCAATGAACTATGATGACAAGGTGTACAAGGCGGCAGGATTAAGTCCTGTACCGCTCGAACAGTCTCCGGCTATGATAAGGCTCATGGAACGGAATATGCTTGCGACTATGGGCGAATGGAAGAACTTTACAAGAACAACCGCAAGTGCCGCTCAGAGACTCTATATTGAGCAATGCGACCTTGCATATAACCATGTGATGACAGGGGCGGTCGGGTATACGCAAGCCATCAAAGAGGCAGTTAATAACGTTGTGAGCGATGGTATTACCGTCACATATCCATCTGGCAGAAAAGACACAATCGAAACCGCAGTTGCACGTTCTGTCAGAACTGGTGTGGCTCAGGCTACGGGAGATATATCTCTCAAACGCATGGAAGAAATGGACTGGGATTTAGTTCTGGTCAGTGCACACATAGGAGCCAGAACAGGTGACGGCGGCGAGAATCCGGGAAATCACTCGTTTTGGCAAGGCAAGATATACTCTCGTTCTGGCAAGAGTAAGAAATTTCCACCATTCTCATTGACTGGATATGGAACGGCAAGCGGACTGTCAGGAGTCAACTGTCGGCATAGTTTTGGAGCCAGTGATGGGGAATTTAATCCTTATGCAGAACTATCAGCACAGGACAAAGCCAACAAGGGAAAACAGTACGAAAAGGAACAGCGACAACGCACTTATGAGCGAAGAATCCGCAAAACAAAGCGTGAAGTCCTTGGAATGCAAGCGGCGGTTGATAACTGCAAGGACGAACAGGCGAAATTCGCATTACAGCAAGACCTTGACCGGAAGTCTTATCTTTTACAGAAACAAAATGCTGCATATAAAGATTACTGCAAAGACAATGATCTAAGAGAGCTGCAAGACCGACTCATGATTGCTAAATGGAACCGTCAGAATGCTGCAAAAGTTAGAGGAGCGGCAAAGAGATATAAAACAGCAAAGGGGATTGACTGATGGATAGATGGGAATATTTCAACCCTAATCCTGTTAAGGATAAGAGAACAGGAGATTGCGTTGTCCGGGCAATATGCAAGGCAACCGGTTTTGACTGGGAAACAGTATTCGCCGGATTAATGATACAGGCATGTGCTTTGTCAGATATGCCAAGTGCAAATTATGTCTGGGGAGCTTATCTGTATAAGCATGGGTACAGACGCAAGCTGATAGAACAGTCGGAGCGATATATCTATACAGTCAATGACTTTTGCACAGACCATCCGACAGGCACGTATATCCTCTGCATAGATGGTCATGTGGTGACGGTGCAAGAGGGCAAATATTATGATACATGGGATAGTGGCAATGAAATCCCGGTATATTACTGGGAAAAGGAGTAGTTAAATGAGCATATCAGAATTTATGCAGATTTTCCTCTCTATCTGCGGAGGGGTGTCTATTGTCGGAGGGGCGGCGGCTGTAATCTTTAAGTGGATTGCCCCGGCATTCCGGCTTAATAAGCGAGTAGAGACACTGGAAGAGCATGATAGACGAGATTATGAAAGTCTTCGGAGAATCGCAGAACGAGATTCATTAATTCTGGAAGTGTTATCAACCATGCTAGACAGTCAGATCAGCGGAAACAACGTCGAGGAGTTAAAAAAAACAAAGCAGAAGCTCACGGAGTATCTTGCACAGAATCAGCGTTAATTGCATTAATAAGGGGTATGCTCATGAAATTATATGTGTTCACTAAGAAAGATATAGACAGGTTCTTGTTAGAGTGTAATTTCACACCGGACGAAGAAAGATTGTTCCGGTTGAGATGCCAGGAGCGCACTCTTGAATACTGCGCTGAACAGATGAACGTGAGTATATCCACGGCGAAACGATTAAGCCGGAGGGTGAACAATAAAATAATCAAAGTGTGCTAAAAGGAGAGGCAATTTGCCCCTCCTTCTTTTATACAAAATCTTCTTTTACAGCTCTTTCAAGCAATAAAATTACGTATTCTGGTGGGTTTCTTTTACCACTCTCCCAGTTCTCGATTGTTCTTTTTGGAATCTTATATTTTTCGGAAAAAGCCTGCTGACTTAATCCGGAAATAAAACGGATTTCTTTGATGTTCATACTTTATTCCTCTACTTCTTTTAAAAAATATCTGTGGCCTTTTCCACCATGGTCAAGTGCATAAAAACAAGGCTTTTCATTACCTTGAAGAACTTCATTTATTCCATAGTTTTCACCCCATGGAGAAGTCACCATGGTTTTCCCTATTCGATTCTCGTAGAGTTCCCAGCCTTCCGGGACTTCTACTTCCATTTCATCCCAGCAAGTAGCTGTGGTTCCTGGTGCTCCGTATGTGTAAACGTTTCTTTTTTCTGCTGATAAGCAACCATAATTACAATATATTTTTAATATTTGCATTTACCGAATTCCTCCATTAATTTATTCCAAAATTCCGGATCTATATCATCGTGCGACATCAATGCAAACGCATTGGAATTATATCCAAGCAATCTGCAATTACGCATAATATCATGCGTTGTAACTTTATCTGCAGCCAGAAGCGCAAGTAAAGGATTTTCTTCTTCTTTTTGCTTTTCCTCTCTTGCATATTCCTCTGCTCTTACAAGCACCTGATGAGCTTTTGATTCTGCTTTCCGTGGTTCATGCCCATTAATTTGATCTCTAATATCTTCAAAAAGCCCATACCAATCACCGTCTTCCGGAACATCTTCCGTGATACAACAATGATCATCAATTAATACGGCATATTTTTTTGTCCCGTCAATGTTATATTTGATGACATTATTTCGTAATTCACCGCCAGGACTTACAGGAAGGTAAGTATATTCAATTTCTTTTTTCTGCAATGCTTTTTCGAATTGTCCATTAAGTTCGATAAATTGATGAATTACTTTTGCACCATAATGCGTTAACTCTGTAGCCATTTTTCTTTCCTCCTTATTTTTTATGCAGCAACAAATTCGCCGCTTAAATTATCAACATAACCAATCTTGATTTCTTTTTTGCAATTCCATGCATTGGTGTAAAGTCTTGTCTGGATATATGTACGATTTTTACCATATCTAATCCAGTCATTAGCACTAACTTTGTAATTCCATCCAGAAGTTTTTCCAATTTCTTCGGCTTCTACCATTGCTTTTTCGATTGCCCAAGCAGATTTCATAGCAATACTCATTGATACATTTGCAGTTCTCTTGATTTCCCATGCATTTTTCATAATATTTCTTTTATCGTATTTCATAATTGAAACCTCCTTGTTTGTATTTCCTCTTTCTGATATTATAATACCACTCAACGGGTGATATGTCAACACTTTTTTGAGCTGTTTTTAAATTGATTTCCATGCAAGAAAAAACCTGGAGCCTTACTTTTATTGATAAACATAGCAATCTGTGATATTATAAATTTGGATATTTTTATTATTCTTCTATTTTTTAATATCTTCTTTTACAACTCTCTCGAGAAGATTGACTACATACTCTGGAGGATTGCGTTTACCACCCTCCCAGTTCTCTATGCTTCTTTTAGGAATACCATATTTTTCAGAAAAAGCTTGCTGCGTAAGTCCAGATAGTGCTCTAATTTCGTGAAAATCAAGAGGATCTGGAGAAACTTTTTCAGGAAAAACGTCCTCCTCTCTCACCTGATAAGAAAAGAATCCCATCGAGGATGGAAGGATTCTGAAATAGAACACCTCATTGTCTTCTTCTGTCCAGGTTTGCTGCAAAAATATTTTGGGACACCGCTCATCTAATGCAAACTTCTCATCTGAGTTAGAGTAAACACAATAATCGCAGTGCCCGCCCTCATTAGTTATTATTTTCTTTATTTCATCATAAATAAATTTTGTTCTAACATAACGAACTATGCGCAGTATTTGTTCTCTACGAAGATCTGGAAATAAAACTTCAATTTGTTTATACGTTTTGCTCCAAAGCCACATATTATATTTATTATCTAATTCTATTGAGGTATCAATATAATAATCTGGACAAATAGACAGAAGATGATACACTGTATCAATTATCTCCTTATCTCTAACCGGAGGAATCAATTCTGTTTCATTCGGAAAATCAAATGGTAAAAGGCTCGACTTCTCCTGATTCTCAAGATCATGTTTTACCATGTTCAAAAACTCTTCGTATTCGTATTTTTTTAACATCTTATTTTCTCCCCTTTCTTTTTTCTTTCATCATAATACTTTAGTGTTTCATAAAAATTGTCTTCGCACCAACCTCCTTCGTCATAGAGTATTTCAACCCATTTTGCCTGTGGATTTCTTGGTTTTACAGCATATTCACGATTATTAATAAACCAGCTTGCTTCTGTAATGGTGAATAAAATATTTACGGTTTCTTTTACTCTTTCTAATCTTTTGACACGGCTATTAACTCTGTGATATTCAACAAGACTGTTTCCGTACTCGATCATCTTCTTGCGAATATCCTCAGCCCAGGCAATCTGCTTTGAGCTGCCGATCAGTTCTGGTAATTCTTTACACATACCTTTTACTTCCTTCCATGCTTTCTTAAGACCGGAGGAAATAGACATTCCAGCTTTCTTAACTAACTCCCATGCTCTTTTCATTATTGCTGATAAATTATATTTCTTCATGTCTTTTTCCTCCTTAGCTTTCTTGTTCCTCTTTCTGATATTATAATATCACTCATTGGGTGATATGTCAATACTTTTTCGACACTTTTTTGAACTTTTTAGATTGATATATCTATGCAAAAATATAATCAGAAAGGCGGTGCGTAAGATGGCATTATATAACAATCCTTATCAATATAGTTTTGGCGTCCCGGGACAGATGAACCAGTTCCAGCAACAGCCTGTCCAGATGCCAGCTCAACCAGTACAGCAACCCCAGCAGAACAACAATGGCATCCTGTGGGTATCCGGCGAAGTCGGTGCAAAATCCTATCTGGTAGCACCCGGGACAAGTGTTTTGCTGATGGACAGTGAAAGTGAAAAGTTCTACATAAAATCCACAGACGTTTCCGGTATGCCACAGCCATTACGGACGTTTGAGTATCACGAAATAGGCACTCAGATGCCGCCTAAACAGCCTGTTCAGAACATGGACAGTAAATATGTTACCAGACAGGAATACGACGATTTAAAAGGCAAATACGAAGCTATCATAAACCGATTAAATTCTTTTTCTGAACCTGTTAGGGCTAATACCGTGCAGGAATCAGCAGTCAAGGGAGGAAACGCAGATGAGTAATCCATTATTCAATGCCCTCGGTGGTGGGATGCCACAGGGAAACGGACCAATGCAGATGATGCAGCAGTTTATGCAGTTTAAACAGAATTTTAAGGGAGACCCGAAAGCAGAAGTTGAGAAGATGTTGCAGTCTGGGAAGATTTCCCAGCAGCAACTTAATCAAGTTCAACAGATGGCAGGACAGTTTCAAAATCTGCTGAAGAATATGAAATAGTACATTACAATCTGGCCAGATTGATGTAAATACACAAAAAGGAGATTATAACTATGGATGGAAATTACAGCTTAGCAGATATTGCCGCTGCTACTGGAAACGGTAGAAATAATGATGGCATGTTTGGTGGAGATGGTAGCTGGTGGATTATTGTTTTATTCATTTTTGCTTTCTTCGGATGGGGAAACAACGGATGGGGCAATAACGGCAACGGCGGCGGATATGCAGCCACAGCAGCTACTCAGGCAGACATTCAGAGAGGATTCGATAATTCCGCAGTAATCAGCAAACTTGACGGAATCAACAACGGTCTCTGTGATGGATTCTATGCAGTAAACAACGGTATGCTTACCGGGTTTAACGGAATCAACACAAACATCATGCAGACCGGCTTTGGAATTCAGCAGGCAATTAATGCCGATACTGTAGCGAATATGCAGAACACTAATGCTTTACAGGCACAGTTAGCTCAGTGTTGCTGCGACAACAGGGCAGGACAGGCACAGATCAGATATGATATGGCTACTAACACTTGCGCGATCCAGAACACCATGAACAGCAACACAAGAGACATTATCGACAGCCAGAATGCAGGAACAAGAGCAATTCTTGATTATCTTTGCAATGAAAAGATTTCTAACTTGCAGGCTGAGAATAATGATCTCAGACGTGCTGCTTCTCAGGATCGCCAGAGTGCACTTCTCACAACTGCAATGGCTTCACAGACACAGCAGCTTATTAACGCGATTAATCCGGCACCGATTCCGGCATATCAGGTTCCTAACCCGAACACATTTTACGGATGCGGATGTAACACTGGATGCAATTGCTGATAACTTCATATCGAGAGTATCTTTCGATTGATTTCGGATGTCGGCTTATGCCGTATTACACAGAGGGGCAGGCTGAGACCTGTCCTTTTGTGATATGAAAGGGGTAAAAAATTATGGCAGAATTTACAAATGTAGCTGTTCAGACTGTAGCAGCAAATGGAAACGTAGTATTTTCAAACACAGCAGTCAAGGGTTCTAACTGCATTCAGCACAGAGAGGGAAGTGGAATCATCACTCTGAGAGGACTGACTAACCAGTGTAAAGCGAGATTCTTCGTGGATTTTTCTGGTAATATCGCAATTCCAACAGGCGGTACTGTCGGAGCTATTTCTTTGGCGATTGCAATCTCTGGCGAACCTGTATTATCTTCACAGATGGTTTCCACACCGGCAGCAGTTGATCAGTATAACAATGTGTCCTCTGGCATCTATATTGACGTGCCTCGTGGATGTTGCGTCAACATCGCAGTAGAGAACACTAGCGATCAGGCAATTTCTGTTGCGAACGCAAACATTGTCGCAACCAGAGAAGCATAGGAGGTGTGATTATGAGAGACATTAAAGACTTATGTGCAAGAATTGAAGATGAACTTTCCAAGATTGCGGACAGCGGGCTAAATACCGGAAACCTTGAAATGACTTACAAGCTGATTGACATGTACAAAGATATCAAGAATACGTATTACTGGGATAAAAAAGTGGAATATTACAACACTATTCTTGATGAGATGCGTAGCGGCTACAATGACGATTACAGCGAGCGTGGAAGAAAACGTGACAGCATGGGAAGATACAGCGCAAATGACGGCAGAATGATGCCGGATTACGATCGGGGCAGTTCTTATGCCAGACGTGGGGAACATTACGTCAGAGGGCATTACAGCCGTTCTGATGGACGGGATGCTTATGACGATTACATGACGCAGAAGCAAAGCTATCGTTCCGGCAAGTCTGAAGACTGCAAGAGGAAGATGCTTGCCGCTCTGGAAGAACATCTGGACGAACTTACAACAGAAATGAGCGATATGTCCAAGGATGCAGAGTGCCGGGAAGAACGTGATCTTGTCAAGAGATACGTGGAAAAGCTCCGGGATATGCTCTAATTAGCTAAAACATGTACCACAACTTTTTGGATACTTTGTGGTAAAATATATTCATAGGGAAGATTCGTAAGTGGTTGACGCCACTTGACATAGACATTTTTCATTGATTCCTCCTTTCTCGGGTGCGTGTCCTTAATAGAAAATGCAGTGGCCGGATTGTCACATAAGATGCATGAGGTTGAAAAGCGGATGCAATTTCCGACACGTGCCATTACTGTCTATATGACTTGCTCGCTCGCATAGACAGTACGCACCTCCTTGTAAAAGGTAAATGGGCGGACAGGCGCCCGGAACAACTCGTGGCAGGCATGACACGTTAAACACCTTGCTAACCCGGGAATCCGGGTTATATGGAATGTAGCTCAGTGGTAGAGCAGCTTACATATAGCGTGCCAGAGGTTCGATTCCTTTCATTCCATTATAGGTTTATCCTTATCCTGTGGACTGGAATTTAATCCAAATAGTCCCGAAAAGGTGTCTTCTGGGAAAGCGGCAACGATTGGCGGTGTTGCGGCGGACTGTAAATCCGTTCCTTCGTGGTAAACATTGTAGGTTCAATTCCTATCTTTCCCATTACCTTGCCAGTGGTCTAACTGGCTTAATCCATTTACCTGCGGCGGCAGGTCAATAAACACGACCAGGAGGATGTTATGCAGAAGCTTATTGACACATTAAAATCATTTGGAATTGAGATCCCGGAGGACAAACAGGCAGATGTTAAGAAAGCACTCTCTGAGCATTATAAGAATGCCAAAGAAGTAGCAAAAACCCTGTCGAAAGTCGAGGGAGAACGTGATGGCTGGAAAGAACGTGCTGAAACAGCAGAAGAGACCTTAAAAGGGTTTGACGGTATCGACCCGGCAAACATTCAGACGGAGCTTGCTGGATGGAAGAAAAAAGCCGAGGATGCAGAGAAAGAGTTTAATGCAAAAATCTACGAAAGAGATTTTGACGATGCTCTTAAGACTGCATTGGAAAATGTTAATTTTTCATCTCCAGCAGCTAAAAGATCTGTTACTGCTGATATCAAATCAGCTGGTCTTAAGCTTAAGGATGGAAAAATTCTCGGGCTTAATGATTTACTTGAACAGATGAAACAGGATGAGCCTGATACATTTGTAGATGAAAGTCAGCAGCAGGCCAAGCAGCAACAGGCGAGATTTGCAACATCGCGGATTGGACATCAGCAGACACCGGGAAGCATGACAAAGAAAGATATCGAAGCAATCAAAGACCCGTCCGAGAGACAGGCTGCA